CAGTCCCGGCCTGTTCATTTTGGCGTGTGTTTCATCGGCTCTAGCCGCGTTGATCGTGTGGTTTATCGCTTCCGGGGGTGGGCGTGGTGAGTGAGGCGGTTCCTGCTATGAGGCTCACGGCCGGCGCTCCAACTTCGGTGCTTATCTCATCTTTGGCTAGGTCTTATTGGGGTGTGCTCGATGGCCCGGAATGGCGAGCCGCCCGCTCTATCCTGCAGGCGCTAACGCTTGCCCCGTCCTCTAAGAAAGAGATTAACCAGTTCGATAACGCGGGCAAGGTATTTACCACCGCCACGCAACTACAACGGATCTCTGGTTATTGCGAGCGGTGGACACGGATAGCGCTGCAAACCCTGGAAGAGATGGGCGTCATCCGCTGGACGCGGGGCATGATCGTGTCCGGTAATCCCACATCCTCCTTGTTCACAGTGGTTAAACGGAAGCTAATCGAGTTGATTAAGTTTGCGCGGCCGCGCTCTAAGCGGATTGATGAGGAGCAGCGTAACCGGTTTATTGCCCGGCTCGCGGATATTCTTCGGTGGCGTCGTGGTAAGGACGGGGCGGCGCGTACCCCCGATAGTGTCCGGGTGCCATCCAGAGGGGCGGGCGGGGTAAAGACTAATGATTTGCAGGCGCGTTCTGCCTGCTCGCGCCATGCGGAAGCCACTGCTAGCCCCTCTAAATCCTTAGGAGGGTACCCGGCTTGCCGGGTATCCCGCGTAAGAAAGAGATTGTTCCGCTCACTAGATGAGGACAAGCGCGAAGCGCTTGATCTATTTAACGCGTCAGCTGATCCAGTGGAGGATAAACCGGCGCTGTCGCCTGCAAGTATAGAAGATTTTGTTAGCAATTATGAGGAGTTGGAAATGTTGCCAGCTATGCCAGAAGCTCACCTTGACCGCCTACCGGACATTTGTCCGCATGGTGGATATGACCCGGCGCAGTGCAACTTATGCGTGGACGCTACTAGGAACCAGAACGCTATGAAGGACTGGAGGCGCCGGGTAGCACAAGACCCGGCGTATAAGAGAGCGGAAGAAGCCGGGGCTTTCGAGGTATCGGACGAGCAGATAATCAGAGACCGCGCTACCCAGATAGCTACCAAGCAAGCCGAAGCCATGATGTTTAAGGATCGGGCGGATTGGATGGCGTACGTACTCACTACCGCTGACCGGTTGGTTAAGGAATATGAAGTCAAGGGTGAGGCCGTGTTATGGCGATAGAAAGGCAAGCGATGAGGAAACCTACTAGGACTACCCGGGCAGGCAGGCTGCTTACCACGGAGGAAGTAGCAAACATTCTGGGAGTAACACCGGGCTATGTTAAGCAGTTGCGCTACACGAACAAAGGCCCCGCCTTTATTAGGTTGGGGCGGGCTATCCGGTACGCGCCCGGGGATGTAACCGCCTACGCTAGGCAGGTACGCAATGGTTAGATGGAAGGAACTACCCGGCCGGGTACGCCGGGAACTCACCGCCCAGATAGCAGAGCGGGACGGGTGGGTGTGCCAGCTATGCGGGCTACCCATCAGCCGTTACCCACTAAGGAGGCGTGACCAGTTAACCGCGGATCACATCATCCCGGAATCGCGGGGCGGTGCCTCCACTATAGATAACTTGCGGGCTGCTCATTGGGGATGTAACAGCGCGCGCGGAAATAAAATGAAACGCCCCATAGTCATCTATGACAAGTTACGCGAGGTTTTGTCAGCGTGAGAAAAAATATTTTGGCCGGCGTTTTTTCTGAGAAATACGCCCTGTCCACTCCACGCCGCCAGGCTATAATCCCTCCCTTTTTAACTCAAAAAAAATCCCCTGACCAGGAAAGAAACCAAAAATGCCGGATAATATCATTGATTCTTTAATCCCTGAGTGGGACGCAAACCAGCGCAAAAAAGGTCAATCCTACACAGCCGCTTGCGAAACCATCCGAGCGCTAACACAGCAGGGCAAACTGCAGGAAATGGACGCAGCGCTATGCGAGCTCCTGCTCTCTACTGCTACTGATATTGACTCCATAGCCCCCGGTGATGCTGCCTCCGGGCGCGCCGCTATCCGTAAGACCTATCTAGGGATCCTTTCTAAAATCTATGAGGTGATAGACGAGAGAGAACGCGCCGCTAACAGTTCTGGGAATGCCAGCCCGCAAGAGAGAGTAGCCGAGCTGCTACATATCGTCTCATGAAACTGCCGGCCTCTAAATGGGTAGCTGATCCGCCGCCCTCCTACGCCCCCGCCCCCGCTAAAGGATTCAAGTCTGAGGCGGCGCCTATCTGTGTGATAGCGGCAATGATGGGCTGGGACCTGCAGCCCTGGCAGCGCCGCGTACTCAAGGCTGCTACCCAATACAAGCAAGACAAGAAAGGCAAACGCCATTACCGCTTCCGCGAAGTCTTGATATCTGTTCCCAGGCAATCGGGTAAAACCACCCTAGTATGCGCGCTAGGGATCTATAGGGCTTTGCTTAACCCGGGGTGCGAGATCTATTTTTCCGCGCAATCCGGCCTATATGCCTCTGCTGCTATGAAAAAGCTAGGGAGCGCGTGGGAGACTCACTGGGATAAAGACTTAAAGGCGTGTTTTGACTTCCTACGCTCTAACGGCTCGGAGGGATTCCAAGCTAAGAATGGCTCGATCTTCCAGCGCTTCACTAGGGGGCCGGAGGCCATGCACTCCAAAAGCCCCCGGCTAGTCATTAACGATGAGATCTGGACCCTAAATTCTCTGGAAGGTGCTGATCTGGTTGGAGGTATCCGGCCGGCGCAATCAACCTTTGGTGATGAAGCGCAAATATGGCACCTCTCTACTATGGGGACTGATAAGAGCGAATTCTTAAATGACATGGTGGCAGATGGCCGGGAAGGCAAACGCAGCGATCTGGGTTATTTTGAGTGGTCACTAGCGCCCGGCCTGGATCCCACTAACCCGGATCTTTGGGGATTCCATCCCGCCCTAGGCAACACGCAAACTCTAGACACCCTTAAAAGCGACTTTCTTTCTCTGTGGGATCGCACCCCGCAAGAGTGGGAGCGCGGCTACTGCAACCGAGCCACTAAGACCCTAACCGGGGAATATGTTCCCTCTAGCATGTGGGAAGGCCTAGAGGAAGCCGGGGATATCCCGAAAACTAACCCAACATTAACTTTCTCTGTAGAGGTATCCGGGCGCGGTACTGCTGCTACTATCGCGGCCGCCTGGCAACGAAACGACCCCAACCCGGGGCCGTCCGTAGTGATCATCAAGCAGGCACCGTTCACGCGGTGGATCATTCCCGCCCTCAAAGCCCTCAAAGCCAAGTTCCCAGCCGCCCCGGTATACGTGGATGCAGCAGGACCAAACCGGCGCCTACTAGAAGACTTCGCAGAGCAAGGCGTAAGAATCCAGGAAGTAGACCTAAAACAACGGCTACTAGCAGACGGGGATTACTTCACCGCGATAAGAACCGGAACCCTCGCACACGACCACTCACCCGCCCTAGAAGAAGCAAGAAACGGGATCATGGTCAAAATAACCAACGGCTTAGAGCGAATCGACCGCGATAAATCAGCCAATGACCCGGCCGCCATGATCGCGGCATCTGTGGCCGCATGGGGCGCCAGTAGAGATGAAAAACTAGCTATCTACACCTAACCCCTTTACTATCCCTCAGTGTCCCTCCATATCCCTCCATAGCCCTCCTGTTAACAATCCCTAGGACAATTGCGGGTGCCTGGCTTAGCTTTGCGGCTATGGGACTCCTCAACTTTTTCAAACGCTCCAAAACGTTTAGCGTTCCGAGTGGAAAAGGGGTAACCCCGCCCCCGCGTAGCCCCCGGCTAGATGAACCGCTATCACTACCCGCGGTTTATCGCGCGGTGCAGGTAATCGCTAACGGCATCTCGCAGCTACCGCTTTATGCGGAAAAGAACGGGCGGCGCCTCACCCCGGCGCAAACCCCCGGAATCCTCAAAACCCCAGACCTCAACATCTCACGAGATGAATTTATAGAGCAGCTAGTATTATCCCTAGCACTTAGGGGTAATGCTTATTGGCTGGCCATCGGGGAATACCGGGGCGCCCCGGCAGAACTCCGCGCCATCCACCCTGATCTTGTTACGGTGACATGGGATAAAACCAAAACCCGCCGTATCTACTCCATAAATGGCAAGCAGGTGGAGCCGGGGAAGATGGGGCACGCCGCCCTATCGCGTATGCCCGGAATGTTAACCGGTATCGGACCTATCACCGCCGCAAGGCGTGACCTAGAGGGCGCGGCCGCGATCCGCGATTACGCAACCGACTATTTTGCCTCCTCTGGACAGCCCGCCGGAATCCTCTCCACCGAGCAACCCCTAAACAAGCAAGAAGCCAACGACATCCTGCAGGCCTGGAACTACCTAGACGAAAACAGGCAACCCCTAGACATGGCCGCGAACCCCTCCCGGGCAAGAGTGCTACCCAAAGGCATTAAATACACCCCGATCCTTATCAGCCCTAAAGACGCGCAATGGCTCGAAGCCAGAGCCTTCACCACCACCGAGATAGCGCGCCTGTTCGGGGTACCCGCCGGGCTACTACTAGCGGCCGTAGACGGCAACTCTCAAACCTACAGCAATATTGAACAGGCATGGATCGAGTTCAGCCGCTTCACCCTCACCGGCTACACCCGCAAGATAGAAGGCGAACTCACCCGCATGTTACCGGCGGGAATGCAAGCCAAATTCAACTACGAAGGGCTACTACGCGCCGACACCAAGACCCGCTACGAGTCCTACCAAATCGCTATCAATTGCGGGCTACTCACCAAAAACGAAGCCCGCGCCCTCGAAGGTAGAGAACCCCTAGACGAACAAGAACAACAAACCGAGACCCAGGAGGATGTTAATGAGTGACCTAGACGGGCTTCAAACCCGCTCCCTCACAATCCGAGCAGATAGCAACAAAGAAGAACGCGGGGTAACCGCGCTAGGCGTGCCATATAACGATGAAACCCAAATATGGGAAGGCCTTTATGAGCAGTTCGCGCCCGGCTCCGTAAACGCAGAAGGCGCAATCCTGCGTTACGCACACTCTGAGCCAATCGGACGGATCACCGCAACCCGCGAAACAGAAAACGGCGTGGAATTTGACGGGATCATCTCCTCTACCAGCCGGGGCAATGAAGTCTACCAACTCCTAAAAGACGGCGTTCTCACCTCCTGCAGCATCGGGTTTGAAGGTATCGAATACGACCAAGACGACCGAGACGACGGAGCGCATATCACCTGGAAGAAAGTCCGCGCCCGCGAATTCTCCATCGTGGAATTCCCCGCCTATGAAGCCGCGAAGATCGAAAAAGTCCGAGAAAAACAAACCAAACCACAAAAGGAAGAAGATATGGAAAACGAAACCACAACCGAAACCGCTGAGACTTTGGAGCGGATGGAAGCCCTTGAGCGCTCCCTAGCAGCCCTAGCAGACAAGCCCGCCCCTACCACCCCCGGGATTAACTACCGCTCCTACGGTGAGTTTGTAGCCGGCTACAAAAAGGGCGAAGACGACGCAAAGCAGCTAGCCCGCGCGGCCGCTACCGGTACTACCGCCGATTATGTGAACCTGCCAGTCTGGCTAGGAGATATTGAAAAGCGCATGGAGGCTAAGCAGCCAATCAAAAATTTATTTACCACTATCGCGCTACCCTCCACTGGCATGACCATGGAATACGGGCTAAAGGCAGAGCCTTCCACTATCAAGACCGCAAAGCAGGCAAAAGAAGGCGCAAAACTAGTTACCGGGCTACCCGCTACCTGGACCGTGCAATCCGCTACCGTTTCTACCTACGGCGGCGCCGTGGAAAACATCACCCGGCAAACCATCGAGCGCACCACCAGCCCCGTTATTTTGGATGAAATCTTCAAAGACTTGGCCTACCAATACGCCGCGACCATTGAAGCGGACGTGCGGGAAAAGTTCCAAGCGCTCGCCGCCGATAACACCCCGGTGCTAACCCTTACCAAGGGAACTACCGCTACTGTGGCGGACCTGGAAGACCTCCTACTAGACCTAACAGATGCTTATGAGGACATCCCCTACACCATGGACGGGCTCTTAGTGTCTCCGGCCGTGTTTAAGTGGCTAAAGAACCTGCCACGCGATCCGCGCGCCCTACAGCTCCAAGGCGCCCCGCTAGAACACCAGGGAACTATTACCTTTAATCTGCCTAGCGCTCAGATCGGACAGATCACTATTAGCCGCGTTCCCAAGTGGGAAGGCGATCACATGGTGGCCTACTCCAAGGACGCGCTAACCACCGCGGAACTACCCGGCGCACCGCTCCGGCTAGAGGATGAAAACATCACCACCCTAACTAAAGAGTTTGCCGTCTACGGCTACGCCGCGATCTTTAGCCAACATCCGGATCTTATTAAGCCGGTAAAGATCGGCGCCTAGACATGGCCGACGTAAACCAGCTAAGGGCGTTTACCGGCGCGGCGTCCTCTGACAGCGAATATTTATCCGCCTGTCTAGAGGCTGCCACCGAGCGGGTTAACCGACATATCGGGCGCTGCCAGGTACCCGGACCCGTACTAAACCAGGCCATCCTAGAAGTTGCCGGAAATCTGTGGCAAAGGCGGGTAGGCAAACAGGATCTAGCGGCTTTCGGAGACGGAACCCTGCTAGCGTCTCCTGCCCGCCCGGCTCTGGATCCGCTTACCCCCGCCCGAGCCCTGCTAGCTCCCTGGCTAGGAGTTGGTATCGCATGAGCCTACTAGCCGAGATCATCGACGCAGAGCAGGAAGCACTAGCCGGGGCGCTCCCAGACTCTTACCTAGTCACGAGCGAGCCAACCGCGGGCTATGCAGCCCTGGCAGCAGGCAAGAACGCCGCGATCATCACCGAGCCGAACCTAAAACCCGAATCGTTCAATCAGCTTGTCGCTGATTTTGAGGTCTGGCTAATCGCCACCTCTCAAGACCAGACCCAAGCCCGCGCCGCCCTCTCTAGCGGCATAGAGGCACTAATAAGGCTCGGGTTTGATTCTGCGTATGCGCTAGGGGTAACCCCGCCCGGTACCACCCGGTATTTTGCGGCCTACAAAATCAACTATTCAAACAGCTACCAAATATAAGGAGAAACAATCATGGCAGTAAAAGCAGACAAACTAGGACCTGGAAAACTAACGTTCACCCCGGATCAAGGCGGCGCCGCCCGCGAGTTCGCCGGGCAATGCACCAAACTAACCTACAAACCGGAATATAAAACGGAAGACCCGACCCCTATGTTAGACGGCTCTGAGTACCTCGAGCCCGGGGAACTAACCGGCTCTCTAGAGGGTGAGATCATGCAAGACTACGGCACAGACAGCTTGCCTAAATGGTGCTTTGACCATATGGGCGAAGAAGTCCAGTTTGTCTTTAAACCGAATAATTCCCGGGCGCTCACGATTAAGGGGCGTTGCCAGGTGGCGCCGGTCGAGATCGGCGGGGACGTCAAAAAGTCCAACTCGACTTCCTTTAGCTTCCCGACCGTGGGTAAACCCACCCTAGAAGAAGCAGCCGATCCCACCGTTAACCCTGCTGGATAGATGGGAAAGAAAGAGCGCGGCGCGGTCGAAATCGCCGGGCTAGACGAGCTTAGATATTCTCTACGAAAGATCGGGGATGACCTCGAAGACTTCAAAGCCCTAAACTCCGAGATAGCGCAAAAAGTAGCCGGCCGCGCCCGCTCCAAAGCCCCTACCCTAGAAGGCACCCTACAAGGCACCATCAGGGGCGGCGGGGCGAAACGCAAAGCCACCGTTAGAGCCGGTAACGCCCGCGTCAAATACGCGTGGGTGATCCATTGGGGCCGGAAGATGTGGCCGAGCCTGACGGCCGAGCCGCCATCATCGGGGCGTAAACCCTTTGCCGCCCCCGTAGAAAAAAGGCCGTTCATCATGGAAGCCGCCCGGGAAATGGATCCGGAAATTCAAGCCATGTACGCAAAGATCATCAAAGAAAAAACCGCGAAACTCAAAGGAGCATCAATATTATGAGCGTCAAAATCAAAACGTTACAGGTCGTTTACCAGGACGGCAGGCAAGCAACCTACCCGATCATCCCGGCCGCTATCGTAGCCGCGGAAGGCTACGCCGCCTCCCGGGAAATGAACATGAGTGAAATGGCCGTGGAAGGCACCCTATATGCCGCTTGGACCATGGCGCGCCGCAAAGAACCTAACGTCCCAGAGTTTAACGACTGGCTGGAATCCCTGCTGGCAGCAGAAGAATCAGAAGACGGCCAAGGCGTGACCTTTCGAGAACACAACCCTAACGGAAGCAATAGCGGCGCTCTGCCTAGCAACGGGATCCAGTCCTAAAGGGTGGCTCGAAGCACCACCACAAATTCTATATGAAGCCCTAAACCAACTCGCAGAACTACAGGAGGAATAAGGAATAATGGCCGGCCCCGCCGTGATGGCAATAAAAATTGTTGGTGACGCTACCGGCGCCCAAAAAGCCCTAAACGGCGCGGGCGGCTTCCTCAATAAATTCACCTCCAAGTTTGGCAAAGCCGGTCCGCTAGTAGCCGCCGGAATCGCGGCAATCCCCGTGGCAGCAGTAGCCGCCGCTAAAGGACTGTACAACATCGGGGAAGAGTTCGACTCGATGTATGACACAATCCGGATAGGCACCGGAGCAAGCGGGCAAGCGTTCGAGTCGCTTAAAGGATCCGCGCGTAACGTTGCCTCTACTGTCCCGGCGGATTTTGACAAGATCGGCAAATCCCTAGCAGACGTAAACACGCGCACCGGTTTAACTGGTAAGACCCTAGAAACTGTTTCCTCCCAGTTCTTAGAGGCCGGGCGGATCCTCGGAGAAGACGTAGATATCAATAAAGCTACCGGCGCGCTAAACGGCTTTAATATTACCGGCAAGAAAACAGAAGCCGGCATGGACACCCTCTTTAGAGTCTCCCAGGCTACCGGCATATCAATGAATGACCTTTCCGGGATCCTCGGTAAGAACGCGCCGGCGCTGCAATCCCTAGGGTTTAGCTTTAACGAGTCCGCCGCCATGGCCGGCCTGCTAAACAAGAGCGGGCTGGACGCTAACAAGACTTTGGGATCTATGGGCAAAGCCCTCCTAGAGGTATCTAAGAGCGGGGAAAAACCCGCCGACGCTTTCAAGCGGGTAACCGGAGAAATGGGAACCATGCTAAAGAAAGGAGACGAGGCCGGCGCCCTAAACCTAGCTTCCAAACTGTTCGGAACCCGCGGCGCCCCCCAATTTATTGGCGCCTTAAAATCCGGGGCGATCAACATGGACGCCATCGCCAAAGCCGCGGCTGGATCCGGTGACACGATTTTAGGAGTAGGCCGGGAAACCGCGGACGCCGCCGAAGCCTGGCAGCTGCTCAAAAACAACGCGAAACTAGCGCTAGAGCCGTTAGCATCCGGGGTATTTAACGCAGTAGGTCAAGCGCTAGGGTGGCTAGCCGGGCTAATCAAAAACCTATCCGGTCCCGGCGGGCTCGGAGGCATGGGTAAAGCCTTTAACTCCCCCGCCTTAAAAGCAGCGGGCAAAATGTTCAAAGACATCGGCAATGAAGTCATAAACCTCTACCAGGCAGCAAAACCATTATTTATAAAGATCGGTCAGGAACTTATTCCGATTTTCCAAAAGCTAGCGCCGGTAGTAACCGGGGCATTTACCATGATCAGCGGGGTAATAAAAGGCGCCTTCCAGATAATTACCGGCGTGTTTAATGTGTTTCGCGGTATCTTTACCGGTGACTGGAACACCCTCTGGAACGGACTAAAGGGCATTGTTTCCGGGGTATGGACAGCTATTAGCGGCATAATAATAGGATCTTTCCAGCGCGTCCAAGGCTTCATAGCCGGAGCCTTAGCCTTAATCGGTACCCTATGGAATAACGCATGGGCTGGGATCATAGGACTAGTAACCGCGGTATGGAACGGTATCACCGGCGCGATCTCTGGCGGCTGGAACCGTGTAAAAAGTTTCTTTACCGGCGGAATAAACCTAATAAAGAACCTTTGGGGCGCTGGCTGGCACTGGGTACACGCTAAAGCGGTCTCCATCTGGCACGGGATCACCGGCGCAATCTCTTCCGGTGTAGGCCGCGCGGTGGGCGTGGTTAGAGGTCTACCCGGCCGGGCGGTATCCGCGGTAGGGAACCTAGGACACCGGCTAGTAGGAGCAGGAAAAGACCTAATCCGCGGCTTCATAAACGGGGTAGGCTCCCTAGGCTCTGCAGTCTGGGACGCCGGCAAACGCATAGCCAATAAAGCTATCAATTCCATCAAGCACTTTCTAGGGATCGCCTCACCCTCCAAAGTCTTTACCGTCATCGGTAAGCAGACCGGGCAAGGCTTCATCAAAGGCCTAGACCAGATGAGCCCGCTAGTTGCTAAAGCCTCTAAAGACCTGGTAGAAATCCCTACCGCCAAACCTATAAAGCCTATAAAACTCGCTCGCTGGATCCGCCCGAGCAACAGGGATACCACGACACCGCCCGCCCCGATTAATATCACCGTTAACGGCGCCCTAGACCCGCTAGCGGTAGCCCGGCAAATAAAGCAACTATTAACCGGCCTTGAGCGCGGCCGCGGCCAAATCACTATCACGCCCGGAGTAACAGTATGACATGGTTAAGTATTGGTGACTGGGAGATACCCCACAGCGCAAAAGCACTAGGTAAGGAAGGCTGGGGCGTACTAGACGGAGTAGAAATCACTTTCGGGCGGCAAAATCAGCTAGACAACCCCGAAATAGGCACCATGCGAGCCGTCATCCGCTGCGAAAATATCACCGCCGCTAAGCAGGCTCACAAGATCCGCCCCGGAAGCCCGGTTGAACTAGATTCCTCCTACCTGCTCTCGCACACCATAGCGAAAACCCAGGCGATCAAGGACGGGTGGATAACCCCCTACATCCAAGACGGCGCCCCGGCCTGCTATAGCGAATGGGTTGGCAATTATTTTGTCGCTGGCTCCTGCTGGATAGGCACTGGTCCCTGGGACACCGGAAACCCTCAAGAATGGAGATATCTAGCCGATAAAGTCAACCCCGGATCTTCAATAGCAGTAGAGTTTACTTTAACCGCCCCCCAATATGCGCCCGCCGCCCCTAGCGTGCAACTCTCCCACGCGTTCAGCCCTGATTCTTCCTCTGTATGCGTTTTGGATTCTGATCCGGAAATAAAACCAGAACGCCTAGAGGAGAATGTCTGGCAGTTTAACGGGCAAGCCCCCATGACCGGCGAAGGCTACCCAGTCTTATATCTATATGCCCCGCCTGTCACCTGGATAGACCACCCAGAGAATGAAACCTGGGAGACCCTAGAGGCTAACCCGGCCTGGAGGATATGGGGCGCCTGGCAGGTAGGAAAAACCCTAAAACTAGGACCGACCTCCAACGCCTCCCAATCCGTGCATGTATTTTCCGGGGTAATAACCGCCCTAGAAATCAAAGGACTACCCGGTAGCAAATCAGAGATCACTATAACCGCCTCCGACCACCTCCACCCGCTAAACGCCGCCAAAATCGCGGCGCCCCGCCGGCAAGCAGAACCCCTAACCAACCGTATCCAGTGGGTACTAGACCAAACCGCAGATTACCTAATATCCGCGGGCTACACCCCGTTAGCCCTGCTCACCCAATCCGACATAAACCCCCTCATGCAGTCGGTAGACGTGGACGCCCGCCCCGCTCTCGACCTTATAAACCAGGCCGCCACCAGCGCGGCGCTCACCGCCTGGCCGGTAGTATCAGAGGGCGGAGACTGGGGAATCTTCCTAGAAGACGCAGACATGCGCCCCGCCATCTCCTACATCACCCTAGACGCCGCCGGCGTAGTATCCACCGAAAAAGTAACCACCAACTGCCTCATAGTAGACGGCTCACAGATCCCCCTAGAAGGCGTCACCATTACCAAAGACGGAGAGGTAGCGGCCACCCAATGCGAAATTAGCTACCCAATCGAAAAAACCGACCCAGACAACGGGCAAATATCCTACGACACCGCCAAAACCCTAACCGGCGAAATCGGACCAGCCGGCCTGAAAATCGAAACCTGGCTAAAAAATGGATCTGACGCTACCGAGACCGGTCAACGCTGGCTACGCCGGGTAGAGCGCGGCGACTGGAAAATAACCGGGATCCGCATCGACACCGCCCGCCTATCTGGAGACACCAGCGCCGGGCAACTAATAGACATCCTCTACAGGATCGGACAGCAGCTAGTCATTTACTCAATGCCGCAATGGATACCCGGCGCCCGCTCCATAGAGCGCTTTTGTATTGAGGGCGGGAGCCTGACCGCGCACAAATCCGGGTGGATCATCGACCTAAACCTAACCAGACCCGGCGGGGCGGGCTATGCCCTCAAATGGGAAGAAATACCCGCCCCCGCCATCTGGGACAAAACCCCTCTGCCATGGGCGCGGTTCGCCGCGCTCACCACCAAAGCGAAAATAAAGGAAGGATACAAAGATGCCCGCAACAACTAAAAACTTCTCTATCCCCTACCCTACCGGCGGCGACCCCGTAAGAGACGCCCCCCAAACATTCCAGGACGCAGTAAATATCATCGATGACTGGCTGCACGACCCGTTCATTATCGTGGACGGGCAACGCTACCCGCTATCGGGCATGATAAATATCGGGAACATAAACTACAGTTCAGCAGGCTCCGGTGTTTATTATGCATCGCTCAAAATCGCGGAGCCATACACGCCACCCCCTGGATGGAGGTTTGAATTTTTCTGCGGACAGTCCACAGCCTACACAATAGTGACCACAGCTCAGCCCGCCAGCGTATCAGAATACACCGTACGAGTAATACAGATAGCCTCAAACGCTAACAATGCCTTGAAAAAAATCGGGTGGCGACTAGTGCCAGAATCCACCGATCCCAACCGGCTACAAGGAGCACACTAATGAATTTTGAAACCTTGCAGGCAGATATAAACCTGCTAATGAACAAGCATTACACCAAAGGGCGCGGCGGCCACAAAATCGACAAGATCCTAATCCACCACAATTCCGGGCGCCTCACCACTAGAGGCTGCTGGGATACCTGGCAAACCAGACAAGCCAGCGCACATTACCAGGTAGAAGAATCCGGACGGATCGGGCAGCTTGTCTGGGATCGGGACACGGCCTGGCATGCTAGCAATTGGAGAGCTAATCAGACCTCAATCGGGATCGAGCACGCTAATAACGATACCAAGGCCTGGACTATCAGCCCCGCTACCCTAGAGGCAGGGGCACATCTGGTGGCCGCGCTCTGTAAAAACTACGGGCTAGGACGCCCGGAATGGCTAAAAAACGTCTTTCCACATCAATATTTTGCTAACACCGATTGCCCCGGACAGATAGCACACTCTCAGCGCGCCGCCTACATGGCCAGGGCGCAAGCATGGTACGACGCAATGACCGGCCATAAACCCGGCCCCGCTCCTGCTCCCGCCGTGGATCTTGAAGCGCTGGCTAGCGCGGTAATCGCCGGGAAGTACGGCAACGGCGAAGCCCGGCGGCGCGCTCTAGGCGCTAATTATGCAGCGGTGCAAGCCATTGTAAACAAGCGGCTAACCGGGAAATCTAAGCCCGCCCCGCGGGTAGACCTTGAAGCGCTCGCTAGCGCGGTAATCGCCGGGAAATACGGCAACGGGCAAGAACGGCGCCGCCGGCTAGGTAGCAATTATGCGGCGGTGCAGGCGATAGTAAATAAGCGGCTGCTGGGGTGAGTCATGGGTAAACATTCTAAAGAGCGTATAAGCTGGCTCACTCCACAAGTTAGAGGCTGGCTATATGGGATCATAACCGCGCTAGTACCGCTGCTAATCATTTACGGCGTGTTAGATGAGCAGGCCGCGCCGCTCTGGCTAGCGCTCGCTGCCTCGATCCTCGGCACCTCAACCGCCCTAGCGCATACACCGATTAGACCAGAAAGATTAGATCTTGATTTACCCACTCACAGCAGCCGCTAATCTTGCCTGGTGGCAAGATTTTGCCGGTATGGCCGCGCTAATAACTGCGATTGCCTCTATTCCCGGGACTATTGCCGCCTATCACGCCTCTAAAACTAGGGAGGCGTTCCGGCAGGAAATGAACCCGGATCACGGCTCAAGCCTAATCGATAAGGTGGACGCTCTCACGGAGTCGGTAGCTTCAGTAGGTCATCAGGTTGGAGAGATCCGGCGCGATATGGATCGCGAACACCGGCACATAAACGCCACCCTTGAACGCCATGACCGGGAAATAAAGGAGAATCGGGATGCCGTAAGCACGATAAACCTTCTTAGATAATGTGACATACACAATTAAATTAATGTAGCTTCCAGCTTGCGTAATTGCTGGATATGTGTATATAATAGAAGTGTTCTTGAGGGAAACCGAAAGAATATCCCCCGGGCAGGCCGGGGGATGAGAGAGAAAGGAGTTAATATGCTATGGGTTCAAATCATTAGCACATTGATTAACCTTTCAATTGCTATTGTAGCCTGGCTCACCTGGTGGGACAAGCACAAAAAGTAAATGAAAGGTTACCCCCTCCGAAAGGAGGGGGGACTTTCTCTTACTCTAGGAGGGTTACATCATGGTTTTGCAGATATTGCAGCTGCTAGTATCCCTAGCGGCTCTGGCTGGCGTTATCGCCTTATACCGCCAAAACAAGCGCGATGATTAATTATTTAACTGTGAACGGGATAGCCCGGCGTTTCGGGCTATCCCCTCACACCATAAAAAGCCATATCACGCGTGGCACATTCCCCGCCCCTGATGCTGCCATTGGAGCAGGAAAAGCCATTAAATACGGGTGGCTACCCGAAACCGTGGATAACTGGCAACAAACCCGCCCCGGCAAGCCAGGCAGACCCAAAGGCACCGTTAAGCGGCGGCCATAACCGCCGCCCGCAAGCGCGCGGGCGCAACCGTCACATAAGCAAGCGTAGTTTCCGGAGACGCATGGCCAAGCAACTCCTGCACGCTCAAAAGATCGCCGGTAGCCTGATAAGCACGGGTAGCAAAGCCGCGTCTAAGATCGTGCATAGAAACCCCGCTAGGTAGCACTCTAGACACCAGGGCGCCTACTGTAGCCGGTGCGAGATGCCCGGCATCTGCACCCGGGAAAAGATAGCCGCCTGCTGCTCCTGCCTTAATCGCAGCCGCTAGACTCTCAGTAATTGGCACTTGCCTATCTTTACCGCCTTTGCCGTGCACAATAAGAGAAGATCCCAAAAGATCGGCCACGACATCCCGGGTATGTACCCGTGCCACCTCACCGCGTCTTAGCCCTGCCTCGCTCGCAAGCCGGATCATCATCTCTACTCGCTGACAGGCTACCGCGCGCGCTTGCTCCACCTCTGCCAGGGTTGCCGGGCGCTTAATCGCTTTGAATTTTTTTCCTGCTGGCAAATCTGCCACCGGGGAAACCTTGACCCGCCCGGCAAGCACCGCCCAAGAATAGAAAGATTTTACCGACTGGTGAGCAGACCGGCGGGTGTTGGCCGCCCAGTCGTGAGCAGCTGACCAAGCAACCGCCGCGCCTAGATCGACCTGCCACGGCGGCATATCTACGAAACGGGCAAACCGTCTAACCCATCTAAACCGCAAGTCCCGGGTAGTTGCCGGTCGCCCCTCAGACACTAGAAAACTTACAAACTGTTTTAATTCCGGCTCCCAGCCCGCCGGTACTGGCTCCAATCCAATCAT